CGGTTATAAGGCTTGCACGTTCGTTATCCATTCTCACTTACCTCCTATGGTGTTACTGTAAAGATTGGCTCATATACTTCACTAAACCAGCCGGTAATTAGTTCTTTTTCAACTCCAGTATCATCCTCATTAACTTCAGCTTTCCAAGGATGGCTGCCTTGACCGTCCAGCTTGTTCCTTCTCATTACAGTCCCCTCAATAGTAGGAGTCTGGAAAGTGATGTTATCGCCTTTGGTTTGCAGATTAGTTTCTGGAACACCGAATTTAACTCTAAAAAGCCAAAAATATCTGTACTTGCCATTAGCCTTTTTTGCCCGAAACCCAATAGCTACAGGTTCGCCACCATCTTCACTAGATGAGATTAAAACTTTGTTATCATCGAGTTTAGCCCCGGTTAAATCTTCCGCAGCAGATGCACCAATATCGTTTATTTCTAAAGAAAGCTTCCCACTCTTAAATTCCTTCACCACTTCAGCGGCTCCATCATCTGCATAGAGCACAGCTTCCGCAAGCTCCACTGAAAGATCTGCTTTTATAGCTTTAGCTAGTTGCTTGGGAATCCCATAGGTTTCTTCACCTAAAGCGTCCTCAGTAATTTTTGCATAATACAGCCGATCCAGTCCAATTGTTGCCATAGCTTAAACCTCCATTTCATATTCTTTCATTACATCTATAGCGTAATGATGGTATTTGGTATCATCTTCAAATCCGATATATCTTCTGTCAGTAATAGAAAAACCAGCCTCAAGGAGTAATCTTGTAAGCTGGTTTCTAAGGTTTATATAGTTATTTTTAGTAAATAGCGAGAGCCTTATTTCCTCTGTTTGAGCCAAAGGGAGATTATCTGCATACAGCTCCAAGTTATCCACTATTGGGATTAGCACAATATACTCGTCAGGCGGTGTGCCGGAGAAATACCCTGTTTCTACTGGAAGTCCAATAGGTTCGAGAGTTATCATTAATTGGGATAATATATTCATAGGCTCTCAAGCTCCTTTTCAAGTTTCGCTTTCATCTCATTAATACAGTCTTTTCTTGATGATGATTTTGTTCTTTTAAGCCAAGGCTTGGCAGACTGGCCGCTTTTTCCATACTCAATTACCATGGCCTTTAAGGCGTTAGAAACACCTTTACTATCTTTGCTGTTTCCAACACCTACCTTGATGTCCCAGTTTCCATCCCTATTTTGTTTGGCAGGGGTGACACCAAGGGAAGCCATCAGGTCACCTGTAGACCTTGATTTGTATTTAGTGCCTTTACCAATGACTTCACTTAAATTTGACCTAGCCTTAGCAATTACAGGCTCTGCCCCAGCCTCCAAAACTTTAGGAGCTATTTCATCAAATTTATCGCTTAGCTTAGATATCTTTTCTAAAAAGTCTTCCGGCATTTTCATATCAACTTTAGCCATTTGATGCCACCACCTTTTTAGCTAAAACCTCAATATACATACCTTTTCCTTTGATATCCTCAAAACTTAAAATGTTATACCTGCCATCAAGGCAGACAATAAAAAGGGAAGTTGTCATATCAAGGTTTGGGATCTTGCGAAAGCGAAAGAGGGCAGTAGCTTCTGAAAAAACTGCTCTATTTTTCCAAGCCTCGCTGCCATGCCGATCTTCTTTATATGCTCTTAAAGACGCTAAGATGTTATCGCCAATTTTCACAAAACCCTCGCTGTCTTTTATAGGGCTAGTAGATATGATATCTATAAAGGTATTCATTTTACCAAAACTCATAAGCTACACCTTCCAATTCCGGTCAAGCCGTAGCAATAAATTCACTGTATTCCAAACTTGCTGACCTGCCTGTACGCTGTCGGTGAAAAAGCCGCCGGTGCTGCCATCTCTACTTTCATAGAAGTGGGATGACAGCATAATGACGGCCTGCTGGGTGGTTGGCGGCATGGCGTTTTCTAAATAAAACCCTTCCGGCAGGTGTTGGTAGCTTTCGGCATAGGAGAGGGCGGCAGTGATGTAGTTTTCTAATAGTTCATCTTCCTCATCATGGATCAGTATTAAATTTGCTTTAACCTTCTTTAAAAGTATCACAGGCTGCCACCTTCCTTTCATTATTCACTCTGCATTAGCCCAGCGGTTTTTCTTGGCAAGAAGAGTGTTAAAGTCTGCCTTTAAATCAGCTATAGTAGTTGCCGTACTGTCTGTTTGTACTACGGCTGTTTTGAACTCTGTGCCGGCAAAGGTTAATTTGCCACCTGTGGCAATCTCTAAAGTTCCTCTGATGACAGTCTTTTCTCCGTCTTGCTCGGTGTAATTTTTCGTGTTATAGCTCATTATGTGCACCTCCCATTAAGCTTTTTGCTGCAATACTTTAATAGCTTCAGGAAGGATAAGCTTACCATCCACCCTTTGACTAGCTAAAAAACCCACTTGACCGGTTGTGGCAAAAAGCTCATTTAGGCGTTTAAAGGAACGACCCTGTCTATCGGCAATCCAGTAATAACCGAAGTCACCAAAGGCTATAGTCTTAGCTCCTGCTTCTAAGATTGGTGCATAAGCAGAAGTATAAACTGGACGGTTTAATAGGGTATCGGGTGTACCAGCTGTTAGGGATGGCTGCCACAAGTACTGACCTTGACCGTCCTTTAGTTTTCTGATTGCCTTAACTGTTGCATCGTTCATCAAGAAAGCTGCATTTTTTCTGTAAGGAGCCTTAAGAGAGTAGACTAAATCAATGACTTCATCGGCAGTAATGGCATTGGCAGCTCCAGCTGTGATACCAATCTGGGCACCATTAGTTGCTGCAAAGATACCTGTTGGTTTTCCATCTCCATCACCAATGAGGAAGGCTTCTTCTTCCTTGGCTCCAATTCTTCTGGCAAATTCGATAGCGATGTAACTTTCAATATTAAATACACTGTCATTTAAAAGCTCATCGGACACCTTAATCATAGTGCCAAGTTTATAGGCCCCAATAGATGTCTGACCGAATACGGAATCGCTCTCGTCATATTCTTCGCCTTCATCAAGCCAAGCGGCAGTTCCTTTAGTCACTACCACAGGAATCTTTCGATCCCCACTTGAAGTTTGGATGATCTTAGCTAGCTTACGAAAAATATTTTCTTCCTCCAAGGTTTGAACAAGGGTACGTTCAAATTCATCGGGGACAAGGTAGCCACCCTCAGAATCTTGTCCTACGGATAAAGCGTTAAACAAATCATGCCTAGGATTTTTAACACGCATCACATTCCAGAAGGCATTTTTATATTCATTTGAAGCCCTGCCGGTTTTCTCATCCATATCCGGCATAACAGGTTTTCCGGTCAGAGGTGTATTTACTGCCTTATTGAATTCCGTTTCAAGGGCTTCTTGGCGTTCCAGCCTTCCTATTTCTTTGCCAAGATTCACAATATCCGCTTCCATTTTGTCGTAAATAACAGCATCCTCGGCAGATACAAGACCATCATTACCTCTTTTTGAATCTAAAAAAGCCTTGGCGGCTTCCCAGGCTTTGGCTCTTTTTTCTCTAAATTCTAATACTTTACTCATAATCTTACCTCCAATGTTTTAATAAATTAAGCCGCTCATATAGCGGCCCGGTGGATTGTTTCGGTGTTTCTTTTTTAAGCTTATCCAGAAGGGAGTTAGCTACTGCCCGTCTGCTGAATATAAAGCTGTTTTCTATAGTGGATTCATCAGGTTTAAACATAATGGCATCGGCAAACTTTAGCTCCACTGCCTTGTTAGCATTAAGCCAAGTCTCCGCATCCATCAGTTGGGAGAGTTTATCTCTTGGGAGTCCCGTCTTAATTTCATAGGCGTTGATAATGCTTTCTTTTACTTCATCCAGCATACCCATAGCCTTTTGCATTTCTTCGCTGTCCCCAATGGCTATAGTAAAGGGATTGTGAATCATCATTAGAGAGGTAGGAGACATTAAAACCTCCGTTCCTGCCATGGCAATTACTGAGGCGGCCGAAGCTGCAAGTCCGTCAATCTTAACTGTTACATTTCCTTTATAGTCCATCAGCATATTGTAGATTTGTGCTGCGGCTATGCAATCCCCACCAGGAGAGTTAATCCAAACAATAATGTCACCTTGACTGGCTAAAAGTTCTTCTTTAAAAGCCGCCGGGGTGACATCATCATTAAACCAACTTTCCTCTGCGATTATGCCGTTTAAGTAGAGGGTTCGTATGCCAGCTTCTTCATCTTTAACCCAGTTCCAGAATTTCCTCATATGGTTTCCTCCTTCTCTTTTCTATTTGAAAATAGACCGGCATCATGAAGCTTGGTCATATTGCCGTTAATTAGATATAGATCACCTCCAAGTTCAGCCGGTATCCTATCTAAGTTTTCTAATTCCCTAATATCATTAGCACTCATCCAGCCATTTTGCCTTGCTGTGGCATAACCATTCATTCTGGAAACGTAATCACCTCGAAGTAGCCCATCCACATTAAATTTAGAGAAGTATTCTTTCTTTTCACTAGGACTTAATAGAGAGCGACTTATTGCCTGTTCCCAGCGTATTACCCAAGGATCAAGGGTATATTTCACAAACTCCAGTGACTGCTGCTCTATATTAGAAAAGCTCGATTTTTCAAGATCTCCTACCATATGGGGAGGTACTCTAAAAATTCGAGCTATCTCATTAATTTGAAATTTCCTTGTTTCTAAAAATTGGGCCTGCTCTGGTGATATCCCTATAGGCTGATATTTCATTCCTTCTTCTAAGACTGCTACCTTATGGGCATTACCACTTCCTTGGTAGGCCATATTCCAACTGTCTTTTACCTTTTGTGGGTCTTTAATAGTTCCGGGATGTTCTAAAACTCCCCCAGGAGCTGCCCCATTAGCAAAAAACTTCGCTCCGTATTCTTCGGTGGCCATAGCAAGTCCGATAGCATTTTTAGCCATAGCTATAGGAGAGTACCCTACAAGACCATCAAAGCCCAGGCCGGGGATATGCAGTACATCACTTGGATGAAGCTTGACCGTCATTCCATTAATAGTTGGTGCTTCATCTAAGTAGCGAGTATAAGTATAAAAGAGATTCCCAGCGTTATCCCTATCAACTCCCATCCTATTAGGCATTAAAGGATAAAGGGCTATGACTTCACCTTTCCCATTTCTGATGATCTGGGCATAGGCATTTCCCCACAGTAAGAGATGAGTCATTAAGGTTTCTCTAAAGACAAAAGAACTCATCTCAGGATTTGGTTCATCATGAAGAAGGAAGTACAGTGAATGTTTTATTGCTTTTTCCTTTCCACCATTATCGGTGTATTTATATAGATGAAGAGGAAGACCAGCTACCGCTTCAGCCAGTATTCTGACGCAAGAATAAACTGCTGTCATTTGCATTGCTGTATGTTCGTTTACTGGCTTTCCGCTGGAAGTTCCGCCAAAGAAAAAGCTATAGCTACTACCAGGTGTTCTGTTTTCTGGTTTATCCCTCGCCTTAAAGATATTCTTAAGTAGCCCCATCTGCATCCCTCCTTTAAAAATGGGCATGAAAAAAGCACCTCGTGTGAGATGCCCGTTTAAATTATTTATTGCTCCGTATTATAAGAAGAATGTGACTTAACTTCATAAATTAATGATCAAAAAGATAATTCTTATACAACTACAACAACTACTCATTATGTGACTTTTTATACTTTATCCACCCAATGATAATTATGATTGCAATGACTATGAAGCCACCAATGAACCCCCCTAACGCAATCCAGCCCATATGGTGAACTTCCCCCGATATTAAAAGTTGTACTAATATACTTCCTATGAGCGTTCCTATAAGGGCACCTAATCCAGTTTTTATATTTCTAATTACATACTTTTTGAACTTCATAATAGTTCTCCTCTTCTCAATATATAAATTATCTTATATCACATAATACTACTGAAGCGCAACAAGCCTTTATTTAATAAATCAATTATACCACGAAAAATACAGCATTAAAGGATTAAAAGACCTCTTTCATCGTAAACAGAGGTATCTGGTTCCCCACCACACCTTATTGCCCTATCAAGTGCCATAATTAAAGCCACAGCACCATCAATTTTTTCACTGGATTTTTCTTTATCTGGCTTAATATTTCCTGCAGGGTCGGTACGGATGAAGATGTTATCCATCATCCAGCGAAGTACCGGATGGCCACTATGGGCTAATTTCTCTTCTAAAGTAAGTTTCATCAATTCCTTAGTCGGTGGTGACATATCTTTAAAACCTTGACCAAAGGGGACAACAGTAAAGCCCATACCTTCAAGGTTCTGTGTCATTTGCACCGCACCCCAACGGTCAAAGGCGATTTCACGAATGTTATAGTCTAAACCTAACTCCTCGATAAAAGATTCTATAAACCCATAAT